ATTTTTTTTCAACTTATCTTTCATTAAGTTGATTGGCTTATTAGCTGAAGCAAATAATATTTGAGCTATCTCTTCTAACATCTGTTACGCAGGGTTTTGAGTTTCTCTTGCTGGGAATGTTGGAGGGAAGTTGACAGCTGCATCATCCTCACAAGGGTCAGCACCAGGTGAACCAGGGGCATAACAACAAGTTCCATCATCAACACCAGCAGCAGGGTCATAATTTAAAGCACTTGGGTCTGTACAACCACAAGCACCAAAGTAGTCCTGACAGTTATCTTCACAACCACTATTGTTTCCTCCACCGCTACTACCACCACCACAAGGGTCTGTAGTAACTGCAATATTTGCGATAGCGTCAAAGCTTACTTTTAAAGCAACTAACTTATCGTTAAAAATACCAACCTCTCTATCTATGGTTACTTTATGCTTCGGTATGTGAGCCTTACAGCCACCACCACCACTAATACCAAGTGCAAGGCAAGATAGCATATTCCAACATTTTAATTCAAGCTCAGCCATAATAGCTATTGTGCTGCTACCAAAAATATCTATACCCTCTGTACTACCAGCTGTTATTGGTCTTGCAAGAATAAGGTCAAATGTATAAACCTCTTTTACGCCCTCAGCTACATAAGACTTAGGATAGTTAATATTTAATAAATCATAACCAATGTCATGGTCAAAGTTAATTTTAGCTGGGTCTCCAAGCTTTACAGTTGAAAATCCTGCCGACTGAGCACAACTTTTAAAATCGTTCATTAGATTTACCAAGTTGTATGTTGCGTTATAAGACATTTTTTATTTTTTAAGTTTTAATTCTCTATCATATTTATGTACACAAGAAAAATGTGCATACTTACCATCCATTGTTTTAAAATATGGCTTACCATCAAAAGCACCACCACAATAAGCACACACAACCTCTTCTTTTCGACCTAATTTAGCCTCATAAGCATTTCTACAGTGCCCATGAATCAATTTACCATCAGATGCTTTTTTCCAACTACAAGAGCAGCCAGTCATAGGCTCTCCACAGTGTGCACATGTTCTTTTGTTTCCTTGTTGCGTCATTTCTTATTCAAGTCGTTATATATTCTTTCGTATGATGTACATGCGTTTCTCCAAGATAAATATGTTAAAACTTCGTACAAATCTGTCAATAAAACGCTATTAACAGGATTATGTGTTGGCAGAGTGAAAATACCTGCTTTAGCTATGTCATACAAGCTGTTAAGCCAACCATAACCATTTATAGTACCCTCAGCTGCTCTTATTGCTTTTCCGTCTGCTCCTGAATCAGCGAGGTTAGGAAAAGTGTCATCAATGAGCTTTCGTGCTGAGTCAAAAAAAAACCAACATCCCAAATTGTTGCCATATCTAATTTTTGAAATGCAGCAGCTCTCTTTTTTATAACTTCATCGTTAACAAGCCCTTTTTCCTCTCCTTTTCTTTTGCAAAGGATGGCTATTTGTTTTGGTAAAACAGATAAATCACCTTTCTCAAGCCTTTTATTGTTAATCTCTACCTGTTCAGTTTCTATGTATGTTCCAAAATTCTCACCTTTCATACCAGGCTTTGGTAAAAAATACTCAAAACCTTTAAACTTAAATTTTTCTATAGCAATAGGTGAATAAGACTCATTCATAAAGTCCATAGACTTTAATACCTCTTCAATAGTCTCTATATTACACATAGATATTTCCTCTTCAGGTAGGCCAGTCCAAAAACAAGCAAGCTTAGTGTTCATTCTAACATTTTCTAAGCTCCACTCTAATTCTCTAATGTATTCATCAAGATGAGAATTTTCTTCATTAAACTGTTCCTGTGTTTTCTGCGAGTTTACAAGTTTAGAGAACTCATTAAATCTATCAAACCTTATATTGTCCCATCCTGTTGGGACATCTATTTCTTTATCGTTTACTGTAATTGTTTTCATTAATTCAATAGTGTTTTGTCATTGTCAAATTCAGAGTCAAATAAAATCATTCTACCAAGATTATCGTTAACTTCTGATAGTCTTAGAGCTAATTTTGTCGCTGTAAAGGTAATATCTTCTTTTTTATTCTTTAAAACGCTAACATAACCAATAGAAGCCCAATAAATCATTGATGGTAGGTTGTAAAGCCAGTTATTTCTAAAAATAGTGTCTTGGTAAGCCATTTCTCCATTTTCATTGTGCTGCATGATAATATTTGCCAAAACATTTAAAAAAGACTCATAATCCTTGTCATTATCTGTTGCATCATCAATTATTGCCTGAACATCGTTTAAAAAGTCAAGCATAATAGCTTCGTGAGCCGAATTTAGACAAACTATGTAGTTTTGATTAAACATTTTACAATAATAAGAAAAAGTTTACATTTAATTGGTTAATGTTTGGAACATTTTAACCCCAAGCTAAAATTCTGTTACCACCACCAAATAAAAACCTCATTCGCATCATAAGGCTATCAGCGTAGTCAGGAGACCTACCAATAGCTGCTTTTACCTCTTTTTTAGATAAAATAGCCAGCTTTCCGTCTAAATCCATGTTTTTTCTCCTTACAATATCTAATTCTTCAATAATCTTGTTACGAATATCAACATCTTTGCACTTTATGTATATATTACCAGCATTTATCTGTTCAGCGAGCTTATAGTAGCACTGACTCTTCAAATTCTTGTAATTTTCACCTTTCATGGCTTTTGAGTTGTTAATAAAGGCAACAACCCCTTTCATGTAGTGAGAAAGGTACTGACCGACACCATCAGAGTCGATTACTATGTTTTTTCGTGGAATATTGTGTAATTGTGCCAAATTCTTAATTAAAGCTTCAATACTGTTGGCGGAACTCTTATCTTTTGTTATAATCTCCTCAACAGTTAACCCTTTCCAACGAGTAATCACTAATTTATCACTACCCATAAGTGCAACATCGCAAGATAAAAAGCCCTCATCACTTTTTTCTACTGGATTCTTAAAACAATTTAATAAGGACTCATAGTCAAACAATTTATTTTTAGCCTCGTCATATTCCCAGTTACCATGCAAAAGTCTTTCTCTTGACGCAGGGTCAAGTTTTCTAAGCTGTTCTTCATAGTATTCAGAAATATGAGGGTTGTCTTTTAGCTTGGCTTGAATAAATTTTTGGTGGTCAGGTAAGTTATCATCACGCCATTGTTTATAAAAATCGTAAACCCAATTTTTTGCAGGGTTGCAGGACATAAGTATTTTTGGGCGAAGCCCAAATTCGCCTAATTTATAACGAATCCTCGAAGCAACAACATTTTTCGCTTTCTCAGTACATTGATTAACCTCGTCAATAAAAGCACCTGAAATCTCAAGAGAACCAAGGGAGTCAAAATTTGGGTCGGCAGGATATTGGTAGAGGTCTTTTAGTAAAATCTGACTTCCATTCACAAACTCAATAACATTTGACTGAGCATTGAATTTATATGTCTCGCCTTTTTTGACTTTCCAATCAGAACAAACACTAAAAAAAGAATTAAGTGTAGTTTCTTTCAGTGTTTTCAATACAGCTCGACCCATAAGCCACCTTGTTCCTGGGTATCTCAAACACGAATACAACAACCAGGCAGCACCGAAGTATGACTTCCCTCCCCCAGCACTTCCCCCAAAGAGGATTTCTGAGGACTTTTCGTCATGCAGGTATTCCCAGGCCTGGTGTTGTTTTATTGTTGGCGTAAAATCTATATTCATTTCTTCTTACCGCCAAACAAGGAGTGTATAGGCCTTACAATGCAGAGCCTAATAAAAAGGTATGCCAAAATTATTGGCAGCGACCAGGCTAAAACTATGCCAGCAACAACTATAGCATCTAATGGTATGTTGTCTAAATTTAATTCTTCTTTTTTCATTATCATTTGTGCATTAGTGATAAAAATGGTGTTAATGACGAGTTGGGAAATCTTTTAGCCCAAGCAGTGAACTGCTCATTATTTTTTGTGCTATCATTTACAATAGTTGGAGGTCTATCGGTAACTGTTGTTTGAGCTACAACAGCATTATATTCTGTACTTGTCCCTGTAAGTAATTTAAGTTCAGCAAGACTTATATTACCGACTAAATAATCTCTTCCCCTAAAATCTATGTAAACAGCTATTAGAGGGTTGTTTGTTGTAGGGTCAGATTTAGCCCTCCCTGATGTGTCGCTTATTACTACTTGGTATTTAAGCTTTACTGTATATGTTGGTCTTGTTGACATAATTTCTAAAAGTTTCTTGATTGTTAAAATTAATTTTATTAAATTTGAAAACTCGTTTGTTTTTCAGAGTTCATATAACGACAAACAAATGAAAAATTGTTTTGCTTGTCAAAACAAACTGTAAAACTATTGAGTTTGGGTTTACTATATTCATTTCTCATCTTCAGGTTTCGTATAGTTAAACACAAATGAATCTCCTCCACTTGTTAAATCAACCCTGTCGATAGAAATACCTTTCATCTTAGCTATATCTTGAAGTAACAACCTACAGATGTTTAAATCTCCACTTCTATAACCTTTTGTGTAAAGGTCGTAAAGCATCATGGTGTGCTTATCAACCTCATACTGCTTCTCTTCATCAAACTGCTCTTTAAAATACTCTAAAGCCCTCTTGTAATAAATTGAAGCTTGTCTTTTCTTGATTCCCCAGTTCTTATCACAATACTCAATTATATCTGTGTATCTAACTCCCTGAAGAACCAACCTTACTATCTCTGAAGTTCTCTTATGAGACTCCAGCTTTGTCGCTTTACCCTCAAACCTCGTTTGAACATTTTGCGTACCTGTGGCAATAATCTCAGCCTTTAAATCCTCGTTCTCTTCACTCATATTTTAGTGCATAATAATTATTTTACAATATTACTAAAAAGTTTATTACAACGCAAGGAAATAAATTACACATTGTGCACAATAATCTGATGGTCAAAATCTATTGTGAATATCAGACCCCCACTGAAAATCAGCGTTTTTAGGTAATCCTGAGCAAATTCTGGTGAAAATATATTTTAATTTTTTTTAAGGCTATCAGA